TTAGTTACGACAACCGGGCTATCAATAACAGTAACTTTTTTCCTACGATTCTTACCGCTAGGGTCGATACCATATTGCTTACACCAGGTAGCATACTGCTCGAGAACAGCTTTAGATAGTTTCTTAGGTTTTTTAAGAGGCTTAGTATTAGTATAGATCATGATATAATTATAACATATAACTGCGTTACAGTCAACTGTTACGTTTCGGTATTCTCACGTTTATCAACTTTACATTATAAAACTTTTCAGGGTCTGGTACATCTGCACTTACAGACCACATAGATTGTTTTTTCTTAAACCTCTTGACCAATCTCAACCAAAAAGCTTTTATGCCAAAGGGGCTTCAAGCTCCTTGGGGATTTGCTCTTTAGGTGTAAGACAACCATCATATACAGATCGAATAAGATCTTCAGTTAGAGACTTATACTTAGTTTGAAGTAACCTGTCTTTAGCAAGAACCATTACCTCTGCCTCTGTCCAATGTAACGATTCAAGTAACCCAATAAACAAAGCTTCCTTTTTCATTCGAGGTAAATTTTGTTGAGGAGTAAGCCAGATATAAAATCGTTTAAATTCTACTTGGAGATTCGTTTCTTGATATCCCATCGGTTTATCTTTATCTTTATTATATGGTGGTTCACCTTCAGGCAAATCCATTACTAACATTGGATCAAAATTTAACCGCATAATTGTTCTAAGCAAGGGAGTATCATACTGCCTAAGAACGTTTTGTTTTTCTGCTTTAGATTTTACCGCTTCAACTTCTTGTAAAATTTCTGAGATTAGTTGTGCCATTATAACTCCTCTATATGTTCAATCATTTGTTTCATTCTGTTACTAATTAAATAATTTAGTAGCTGACTCTTGTCTTTAACAGGATAAGTAGTAAATGTATTTATAATGCGTTCCTGTATATCATGCGGTATTAATGACAGATCGACAAGAGCACGATTACGGTGAAAGTTACGTAAGAACGTTTCGTCGGTAGGCATCGTAGAAGGATCATTTAACCACTCTTCTAGTTTCTTAGAAGATATAGACTTCTGTCGCTCACCAGTAACGATACTATCATCGGCTGAGAATACGTTCGGTATACCATCACCTTTATCACCGCGAATGATATGCTCAAGTACCGTTTTATCAGCAGAGGTATCTAACCTAATAAATTTCTTCTGTACAGGTGAGAACTGCTTAACGTGCTTATATCTTTGTAGCTGATTAAAGTCATGGTCGCCAGATATGATTAGTAAAGGTCTAGGAGAAGGAAACAGGGTACCTTCAGCCATGTCGTTGTTCAAAGACCAATATACAATAGACGCAATTACGTCATCTGCTTCAGTACCTTCGACTTCAATTACTTTATACGGGAAGATAGTCTTAAGTTCTACTTTAATAAGATTAATAGCATCAAAGATAGCTGCCCAGTCAAGCTTAGACTCTTCGCGCGCTTTTTTACGATTAGCTTTATAGTAGGGAAAGACCTGTTTACGCCAGTAGTTCTTACTATCACAAGCAATTACAACCTCACCATACTCACCTTCAAATTTAAGCTTATGACTACGTATAGTATTAATTACCATATGGCGTAGTAGGTTAACATCGATAGGAATATCAGTACGCGTACCGATTTCTACCATCAGGTTAGAAATAATAACCTGGCTATAATCAATTAAAATCACCGAACAACCCTCACAATAATACAATCTTCATTTAGCCGACCTGATACAACGGATGCTTTAGTTGTTAGATCAGATATAAGTTTTCGTAGCTGAACTTTAGAAGCACCGAGTAATGCTTTAATAGTTGCTTCTGGCTTACGTAGAGTTTTCTGTTCACACATTTCAGGTTGATAGTTCTGTAATGCCGTACCTTTAACCTGAATACCTTGCGGTGAGTCAGATCGATAAGCAGCAAGTTTCTTATACTTTGTATTGTATACCCATACTTGCGTAGCACCAACCATTTCGGTAGGATTAACTGACTTAAGTTTTAGTTCCGTATCTTCCCTCTTAAACTTAAGCTTAGCCACCTGTACGATGGGTGGTTTAACTTTAGTTACACGAGGTTTACGATTAGCTTTTTTATACTGAGAGAACTTTTCAGTATCTTGTAGGAACTGACTCAGCATTTTAATAAGCTGGGTTAGTTGCCTTTTACTAATATGAGAATAAGCTTCTTTCGTTTCACTATCATCCGCTTGATGTACCTTGATGAATTCTCGAGCTTTCTTCTTCGTCCATTCTTCAATAGGAGTACAGAAAGTACGAGGAGTAGAATTACCTTTAAGGTAACTATAGAGATCAAACACAACCCCCTTAGTTACAAAGTCATCAATAGCCCCTTCAAGATCAGCGATAGTTTCGGAGATCTTTTCCTGCATATGATCTTGAATAGAAGGACGAGCAGGTTTCTCTTTTACAATAACCGATACTTCTTGTTTGAGCGTAGTAAGGTAGTTAAGATAAGAGTCTAGATCACCTACATGCTTATCTGTCAAAGTATTACCATTAGTAATAATCCTTGCTACCCAACCCATTGTCGTACTAATTTTATTATCAGGTACACTGTCAAGTACCTTTATATTAAAAGAAGGGTTAGAATGCTTTACATATAACTTAAGATATAGTCTTGCATCTTTCTTATCTTTATCTTGATTATAGTAATTAAATGCTCGAGACAATACTGAGGCATAGTCCAACACATCTGGAGTTATTCCAGTCGGTTCATTGGAACCTGGGTGCTTACGAATCATATTGTAAAGCTAATCTTTGTTACTGCATCAAAGCGAAACGAACGCCACTCTTGCTTATCAAGATCGAATACAGGGCATACTTCAGGATTAGGGGTTCTGGTGCGATCAGTAGCTGGTATGAATACAGGTACAACACCTTCTTGCAAGGTGCAACGCATCTCACGTAACTCACCGTCTTTTTTCAAGAAAGAAACAGTAATCTCTTGTTTACGTAATACATCGGTAACCCATTCTCTAAATATTTCACGCTCAACCTCACTCGCACCTTTATACCATTCCATAACAAACTCCTTAATTATTCTATATTATAACTGATTACAATGTTACTTGCAAGCGTTACTTAAGACCTTTAAGATGTGAGCGATTAACCTTTACGCTTATCCAGGTATTGTACCAGTTGTCTTTATCTTCTAATACGTTACGGACAAACTGTTCTTTTGCTTCAAGGTAATTAGCGGTACCTTTACTAGAACATAAATGAATTATTTCACGGGTAAAGTGTTCTTTTCCAAGTCTAAGAACATCTGCTTGTAATTCATTTGAAGAAGACCAATACTCCTTCCAGTCCGACTCGACTTTAACACGTTTACGGACTTTATTGACTTGTTTACGTTTCGCAAACCAAAAGAGTTTTTTACCGATGTATCGTCTACCGTCAAGCTTGTTCGTAATAATATACACATAACTATAATGTTCTCCAGGATCTAAAAAAGGCTCACCATTATATAACCAATCACTCATTCATTTTCATCTGACTCGTTTTCATCATCGACTTGAGCGCCACAGAATGGGCAGAAGTTAACCTCATAATACGAATCATCGAGCTCATGTTTAATTTTAAACCTTGCATCACAGCTGTCGCACGTGTAAAGCTTGTACATCTTTTTCCTTTTCTGCTTCGTAAACTCTTTTTCTTAGACCAGAGCTACTATAGGGGTGTTCTCTTAAATGATAGTGCAATTCAATACCGTTATCTAAGCACCATTGCTTACCTGTAAATTCTTTTGTTTTGTACTCATCACCTAGAAAGCGAATATCAATATGCTGTGTCTTTAGCATATTGAGGAGATCGTCTTCAGTTGTATAAACTAAAACTTCATCGACATACCTACAAGCCGATACTTGTACAAAGCGCTCATACACAGACTGAATAGGTTTATTTTTTACTTTAGGTCTGTCAACTGTTGGGTCGGTTTGTAATGCAACGATAAGATAGTCACAATAACGTCTTTCTTCTTTGAGCATTGTAACATGCCCGGCATGAAATAAGTCAAAGGAACTACAATTAAATCCAATTTTCATACTTGTTCCACTTCAATATTACATTTTTGGAGAAACTCTATACCCGCTGTTTCTCTATAGCTATTACGATAATAAACTTTCCTTATACCTGCACCGTATATAATTTTTGCACAATCAATACATGGTGCATGTGTTACGAACATATCTGAATCTAAACCTGAATCAGTTGCGCGTGCTAATTTTGCAATTGCATTTGCTTCTGCGTGTATAACTTCAGGTTTAGTTTTTGTCGTATACTTACTTATACCATTCGCTTCATCGGTACGAATAATATTTTCACATTCGTTTGTCCAACCCGATGGCATACCATTGTAACCAATACTTAGAACTCTGTTGTCCTTAACTACAATGGCGCCAACTTTGAGTCTAATCGCCGTAGATAGAGAAGCATAAACTTCTGCTACCTTCATGTGTGCAATCTTATATTTTTCCTTCAAGCCGCTTTACCCCACACCTCAGTCCAATCACCAGATAGGGCACCCTTGGCATAATCTGTAACACGGTTCTCAAAGAAATTAGTATGTGTAGGTGCGTTGATCATTTCTTCAACCCATGGTAATGGATTCTTTTTAACCTTAAAGATACCCTTCATACCTAAACCAATCAATCGACGATCTGCAATATATCGGATATATTTTTTAACTTCGTCTTTTGTTAAGCCGGGCATTTCAGCAATACCGAATGCTAGGTCGATAAATTTATCTTCCAGCGCAACCATGGATTCAGCAATAGTATAGATGCTACCTTTTAGCTCATCATTCCAAATTTCATTATTTTCTTGAATATATGTCTTAAATAACTTAAGCATAGATTCTGTATGCATCGTTTCATCTACAATAGACCAGGTAACAATCTGACCCATGCCTTTCATCTTACCATGTCTTGGGAAGTTTAATAGCATAATAAAAGAACTAAACAATTGAATACCTTCTGTGAAGGCAGAAAACACAGCAATATGTCTAGCGGTATTTTCTTTAGATGAATTTTGATCAGATATATCCATGATATAATCATGTTTCTCTTTCATCTCCGCATACGCCATAAACTCATTATACATTGTATCAGGGAGACCTAATGTCTCAATGAGGTGACTATATGCGGCTATATGAAGAGCTTCGCGCGCAGCAAAGCCCAATAGCATCATCCTAACTTCAGGCTGAGGAAAATAGGGTAGGTAATTAGTAACATAACCACCAGCAACATCAATGTCACCTTGAGTAAAGAACCTAAAAATGTTAGTAAGGAATTTCTTTTCGTTATCATCTAGTTTATTTTTCCAGTCTTTAACATCCTCATTCATAGGTACTTCAGTATGAAGCCAATGAGACTGTTCATGTTTTAACCACGCATCATAAGCCCAGGGATAATTAAATGGTTTAAATGAATTACGACTATCAGTAAGTTTTAAATCTGTTGATTTCTTAACCATTTTTTATCCTTCGCAAGCTAGACAAGTATCACCGTCCATAATGGCTTTCATATCCAACTCTTTAATTACTTCTCGTTCGATCCGTTTAGATACTTTATCTGCTTTACCTATCTTTTCCGATCGGCAATAGTATAAGGTCTTTAAGCCAGATTTCCATGCCAGGTAATGAATAGCATGGAGATACTTAATATTTGCATCTGGTCGGAAGAACAAATTAACAGATTGAGCTTGATCGATAAACACTTGTCTATCCGATGCGTGCTGAATAATCCAACGCTGATCAATCTCCATCGATGTCTTAAATACATCTTTAGTCCAATTATCCATCCAAGTTAAGTGTTGGACGCTGCCATCATTGGCAATAATTGAAGACCAAACTTGTTGATACAGTTCTTCACCTTGTGGTGTCCAGGTGCTGCCATCAAGTTCTAAATGTTTTGTAATAAGTTTATCTAACCATTTATTTTTTGCTAGTTGTGAGCCAGATAACGTATCCTGACGATAAGCATTAGCACGATAAGGTTCGATACTAGGAGAAGTATTTCCCATGATGATAGACGAAGAAGCATTTGGAGCGATAGCCATAAGATGACTAAAACGTTGACCAGTGCCAACAGCATCAGGGGCTTCACCGCGTTCTGTACCCAGTTGTAAATTCGCTTCATTTAATTTACTTCTAATATGCTTGAAGATTCTAATGTTTTGTCCAACGGCCATGGCTGACTCAAAAGGAAGATTATTCCGTTGCAGATAGGCATGAAAACCAAGAGCGCCCACACCAATAGAACGCTCACGCATTGCAGAATACTTAGCCCGCTTGACATGAGTATTAGCATGATCAATGAAATACTGAAGTACGTTATCAAGCATCTCTGCAGTGTCCCGCAAAAATAATTCATTATCTTTCCAGTCATCAAAGTACTCCAAATTTAAAGAGGATAGACAGCATACCGCAGTACGCTTTTTATCTGTAGGTAAAATAATCTCAGAGCATAGATTACTCTGCTTGATACTTAACCCTAGCTTCTTTTGAAACTCAGGCATCATACGATTACTTGTATCAATAAAATGTATATACGGTTCTCCGGTCTGCATTCTAATTTCAAGAATACGTTGCCAGAGATCTCTTGCAGATACAACTTCTCTTACCGTACCATCATGTGGGTCTTTTAGTTCCCAGGAATCATCTGCATCTTTATCCTGCATACATTTTTCAACAATATGCATAAAGTCATCTGTAATATTTACACCATGATGCAAGTTAAGTGTCCTCATATTA